ATGCGTCTACTTCTGTGCTGTCATACATGGTGATTGTTTTTTCTGGCAAGCAAGCAATATCAAACAAATCCCAATCCGTGCTATATAACGAATAATGTTTATGATGATCATTTTGTTTTATCCATATGCATATTGGGGAATCCGCCCCAAATGGGTAATGATCGGAACATATTATCGTTTCCTCATATCCATCACATATCTTTTTTATCCATTCTTCCGCATTTTGAATCTCATCAAATACCCTTTGCCTATATTCCCTTATTGAAAGAAGCTTAACCTCTTTTTCCATTTTTCTCTCCTTTAATATGATTATTAGTGACACATTAGTGACAAACATTCTTTATAAACTGCATAAATCAAGCATTTCTTTTAAGTACATATTAATTTGTCTTGAAATGTTCTATGCAAAACTTAAATGCTTCTATTTGACCGTGCATATGATTAAATTCTATCATTGCATCAGCAAGCATTCGATTGTCTTCTCTTAATTTCTCAACTTCCTGTTTATTAAATACATTTTCATTTTCTAATTCTCTTACACGGGATTTTTCTTTATTTAACATATTTTTTAATCTATTGCATTCGGCTTCATAATCAATACTACAAGTACATTCTTCCATGCCATTCCTCCTTGATCCGCATAATAAAAAGTCGCTAGTAGTCACTAGATACGACGGTTCAGCAAGATATATTTTAGGACCCTCACCTCCGTCCGGCTTTCAACAGGTCACGTTGTTAGCTCCTCCCCGTAAATCCGGCTCGACTTTTTAGCATAATAAAATGTCTATCCATGATAGACCGTCATAAATAATCCATCTGCTCTATGTCTTCCTTTTTGATATTATCCCATGTTTCCTCGCTGAATCCCTGCATAACTTTAGAATCTGACGAGCAAGGACAACATGCACCATGTTCAACACATACTGACCAATAACCACAACCATTTTCTAACAAATCTCTATCATATCGCTCTTTTTTGGTCATCATATCATCATTTCCCCTTCTTCTTTTTCTTCTTGCTCTTCCCTGCTGCTGAATATGCAATAGCTACGGCTTGAGAAGGCTTCTTTCCAGACTTGATTTCGGTTGCAATGTTTTTTTGTATTGTCTTTTTGCTCGAACCTTTTTTGAGTGGCATATCATTCACCTACAATCTTAACATCTTCGCCAAACTCCCCGCGCAATATGGATTCGGCTAACTCTTTGCTGATTTTTTTTGGTTCGGAACGCTCCCATATCTTTTTATATATCAATGCTTTTTCTGTATCTTTACCAGACGTATCAATTCCGGTATCGCAATTACTATATTTGTATATTGCTTTTATTTTATCAAAATGTATGCCATTCTCTTGCAATGCATTTTCGAAATTAATAGCAGATACTCGGTCATTTAAGAAGGATACGCTAGTAACTATATAAAGATTATCATCTTCTTTTAATTTAACTGCCATTCCGGTTCTTAAATCCGGCATTTCATTATTCATAGTTTCCTCCATAACTTTTTTAATTTCATCAAAGTCTTTTTTAAAATCAATCGCTACTTTACCCAAGAAATAATTAAACGAATCTAACAAATCAACTGTAGATATCTTGGATACGCCCTTACAATTGTTACATGTCTCCGTTCCGTTATTAGTTGTCCATTCTCCGCATATATTGCATCTTACACACATAATTATACCTCCCTCAATTATTTATTTTAAGATTCATCCCTTTAATGCCATCCGTATTTCCTAGCGGATAATCTTTTAAATCATTGCATTTACCGATTCTCTTCACCTTGCATGGAAGCTCAACTTCATACAAAGCCATTTCACCGATTTCCTCTTCCTTGGTCAAGTACATTGTTAGTGTTGCATTTTTGTTAAGCATATCATTTCTTAAATCTTTTTCTATCAAATCCCTATTTTCTTCTAGCCATTCTTTATAAGTTCTATTAAATGCGGCTTGTTTTGCCTGATATGGAATCTCGATAACGTATTTAGACATTTATTAATCCTCCCTTTTCTCCTTGTTTTCGAATTATTATTCACAATTATTCATTTAATTTTGTCTTAAGCTGATATATTTTATACCAAATGAATATTTACGTGTGTTTATGCATATTTATTCTATATTTGCTCTCGCATTCCATTTCATTATGGCAAGTTCCTTGTCATAATATGTTTTCGTCAAAACACCGCAATCATGGCAAAATATACGGTATTTATTATCTTCCCTAAAATTATTCTCCGCAGCGGACAATATCGCTTCACCACCACAGAACGGACACGCTTTTAATTCATCATTCATTATTGTCACCTCTATAATTCTTGCATTCCGGGCAAGCTTCCTGACATTCTTTTGTGCAAACAGGACTGTTCACTGAATCGCATTCTTCGCAAGGGGAACATGATTCTTTTTGAGATTCAATAAATGGCGTTTCAGCCATTAAACAAACTGGAGGTTGAGCATTTCCCCAAATCGACAACCAAATAACTTTATTCTTCACTATTTCTTGGATTTCTTCTGCTGACAATTCCCAACAACTGATAATTTGATTGTCTCCTTTGAAAACTGGCAAATCCTCGCATCCATCAGCTACATAATTTACATTTACTTCGTTAAAATTTATTGGATTCATTCTATTTTCCTCCCTTTCTATATCTGTCACTTAGATATCAAATTGCACAATATTAAATACCTGGAACGCCAAGTTGTTTGCAAATGCTTTTTTCAATCTCCTTCTTTATTTCTTCCAAATCAATAGTTACTGTGGTTCCTTCCGCAATTTTAATATCCCGATAATTATGTTTTATCAACATTGGTTGAGTTATTGAAAGGCTTGCTTCTGTTGCATTCGGCATATTTAATTCTTCATTACACTTTAATAAACAATTTTCCGGTATGTTTTCAGGAATCTTAGAAAGCCCACTTGAATATCCATAGTCTCGTTCATCATTTTTCTTTCCAAATACACCCTTTGAGCAAACATGAACATATTTTCCATCTCGTCCGTCATTGCCAAATGTTCTACCACCTGTTATATAAGGGCAGTCGTTGCAGTTATTTATTTCAAATTCCAGTAATACTTTCATTTTTTCCTCCTACATTAACACTTCCTTAAATTAATCCCTTGATTTTATAGGCTTTTCGACTGTTTTTGTCACTAGCTTGTCACTAATAATTTTATTTTCACTCTTTTTTATATAATATAGTTTTAAAATATTTTCCAGAAAAATCATTATATCCAGAAGCAATACTGATTATGATTCTCTTTTCTTTTTCGCTAAGTTTTTGACAAAGCAAATATTTTATATCATTTAATTTTCTAAATGGGTTTATTCCATGTTTTAAAGTTATAAAGCACATTATAATAACATTTCTGATAGTTTTAAATATTCTCATTTTTGTATGCCCCTTTATCTATCAAGCAATGATTTGCGCTTTGCTATTTTATTAGTAGACATTCCCTTCTCTTCATCGAATTGCAATATAAATTCCTTATTACATTCTTCGCATTCCTTTTTTAATGGCTCATGTGTCTGAATCAGGTAAATATATTCAGCAAGCGGAAGCGTGAATATTGTGCCACAGTGAAGACACTTGAATTCCCTTAACATATGATCCTCCTTAAAATTTTGTTATGTCAGTTTTGCACAAGCCTACTTTGTATAATCCCGTATATTTTGACATCATGTTAGTAATTATGCACAATTTATCTTTTACCTAGCTGGTCGAACAGGCTCGGTCTCGCCGCCGACTTGTCCAGCTTCCTGATGATGCTTGCTGCGGAATCCGGTGAGTCATCATGTTCCGCATCTTCTGTATAGTCTAGGACCTCGTTTATGTATTCGGGGTCTGTATCCTCTAGGAATATGATGTTCTTCCAGTGCTTGCGCAAATATGTGGATATTTTTAGGTATTTATTCATGCTTTCGTGATAGCCTATTGCTTTCTCTTTCCTGTTCCTGATCTCCTTCGCTAAATATCCCTTGTCCGCATTGTCCTCAACATGGACGCTTCCGCATTTATAATGCTCCTTAATGGCCAGGAAGCTGTCCAGGCACTTGTCTATATGCATCTTTCTGAGCTTGCCAAGCATATATATTTTATCCCCATCTCTCTTAGCCAACGTGAATGCGCTGCCGTCCTCGCCGCCATACGCTGCGTCTATATGGGCTATCCCATTATGCAATAGGCTTTCATCAGCCGTGAATACAGGATTGCTTTCAAACAATGCGTTTTCGCTTGCTATATGCTCTAATCCGTAATTTGCGGCGAAAAGGCTTGGCGTCAGGTCACCCCTTTTTTCCTCAATCTCTTCTTTCGTCATCAGTCCGGTGGCATAGCAGTCATATCTTTGGATGTTCGGCATCAGAGTTGAGATCACATCATCCTTATGCCACGGGGTAGCGGTATTCGTTATCTTGCCGCCCCTGTTCTTGACATTCTGGAGCTCATAGTATATCTGTTTCGTATGCTCCCTCTCAGCCTTGGATATGCGGTCTTTCAAGTTGCATATATCGTCTGTCCTTATCCGGTCAAAGTGCTTTCCGGTTATACTTGTTCCCATGCCAATTCCCAACAATTGAGCCGTTCCGCTGACTCTGTTCACGAGATTTGTTTTTATTTCGCTCGAATTGGATTTTAAGACTTGCAGGGGCTTACCGTAAATTTTGCTCGTGATGAACTGCATTGCTTCGCTTGACAATATTTTTTTCGTCTGGGCTACGACCTCCATGACGTCCGTGTCCGTCTTACGCATGAATAAGGTCGTCAGGTTAGGGAATAGCGCAATATCTATGCTCATAGCCAAAGAAACGCAAGTCGTCTTATATGAACCCCTGTGAGCCAATAAAGTCTCATCATCATCATTTTGCACAAGGCTCTTTATCCATTCATTATGCAGGTCGGTTAAATCCTTAAAGCCAACCCAATACCCTAGCTTGATCGGCTCATTTAACAATAAATCTATATATCTTTTCTGCTCCTGGTCTATTTAGATCACCGTCTTTTCCCAATCATCGAAATTCCTTTCAAAAGAAATGATATCATCAAAAAAGTCTTTGTAAAAACGAGCCAAATCAGAATTGACAGTGATCGTGGTGTTCTCCGTCCTTGGGTTTGTGTTGATGTTGGCTGAGCTTTCAATAACAAAATCAAATTTGTCTCCAAATCCAGCGAATATCTTAGAATGGTTTCGGAATATGGCCGCCCTACCGCCGTATTCATCCATCACCCTGCACAGCTGCGCCCATTCGTTATAATAAGTTCCCTTGAATATCTCGCCCACGTAGCAATCCAGCTTCTTTATGCGCCCTATCTTTAGATACCTCTCGATCTCCTCGATGTCCTGTAAAGCCATGCACCAAGTCGACAATATGCAGTATTTAAGCTTTTGCTGCCGTAGCACGAGCTTAAGGAATGACAGGCTATCAATATCCCCGCCGGAAATAAGGTGGTATGCGCATCCCTCCTCAAAATCCCAATCAACCGTATTCTCAAGCTCTGTCTCGCTCTTGAAGCGTCTAAAAAACTGCGCTTCCCGTGTCTTATGCGCCCTTGTCCTTACTTTAGCGGTGCTTTTTTTTGGCTCTGCATCGGTCTTAGGCTTATCCCCAAATATGCCATCAAGTTCAAACTCAAGGTTCATTCCTCTCACCCTTCACATAGTTTTCTATCTCACTTATGATCATGCTTGTATTTTTAGATATCTCAATCTCCTGAACATCCCTTTGGTCTAGATATTGCTTCCCTAGCCATATCCCCATCGTGGCGTTTGTTTCTGCTAGCCTGAACTGGCTCCTTCGTAATGAGATCTTGCCTTTTGACCGTTTTTGCTTGAAAACGTCCTTGAATTTCATTCCGTATTCTTGCTCACTCCATTTTTCGATTATGTCTCCCGAGCAATGGAACCAATCGGATATTTCTATAAGCGTGCATTGCATTGCGCATAGCTGCTCAAACTCATTTTTGTCTATCTCTATTTTGGGCCTGCCTGCCTTGGTTTTTGATTTTAAACTTATTCCGTATGTCTCCTCATGCCACCGCTTTAACGCCGGATGTCCAACGCCCAAGCACTTGGCAATGTTTATTATCGACAATCCTGCATCCCTTAATTTTTCGAATTCCTTTTTGCTTATTTCTTTTTTTGGTCTTCCTCTTGTCATATAAATCACCTAATATTTTATTTATTATTTTATTGAGCTACCCTATTTAAGGCACTTTGTATTGATTTCTGCTTATATAGCACAACGCCTATTGTGACAGCTATAAACTCGCCTATCGCAACAGATATGATTGATGGAATTAAAGGCATTCCCAATATTAAGTGAAGTTCAGCCCCTACCACTAATCCACACATAATTCCAGCAACAAAAGGAATAAGCCATATAGACAAATTCTTCTTTTTAATGTAGACAATTATCATGGACACAGCGAATGTAGACAAAGTGCCGAATATTATGTCCACAATTCCTAATGCGCTAGCAAGATTAGCTATCAAGCAACCGATTGTAAGACTGTATACGTATCTTTTGTTTTTTAAGATTAATAAATATAACATTTCCGCTAATCGCACTTGTATTACTCCAAAACTAATAGGCTGCAAGACAAAGCAAAGGACGACATATAATGCTGCTACAATTCCGATCTTTGTTACTTCACGTGTATTAATCATTGTTTACTTTTCTCCATTTCATATAATATTCGTTTTGCATATTGATCGCTAATTTTAGATTTTCGATCATCACATTGTATCTATAATTTCTGCTATATTCTTTAGTTACTTTTTTATTCCCGATATTTCCATGAATAGCTTTTTGTTTCCATGACGAACTATCAACAAAGTCAAATGGTACCTTTGTTAATATTTTTTGTCTAGTCATTCCTAAACAATGCACCTTGCAATTGTTATCCCATGCATGTTTTAAAAACAATATATATTGATCATCTCTAATATCTTCGTTTTTAAATCCGGTTATTGCAATGATCTTTCCTTGATATCGCTTGCACATGGATTTAAAGTCTTCTATCCCTCTATTTTTATGCCACACAGGAATTATTTTATCAGATGCATTTTCTAATATTGATCTTAATTCCAAAAC